AGGACGCCGGCAGAACCACGCATGAAGTTTCCGGTGGTAGCGAGTTGCTGACCTGCGCGGATATTGTTGATCGCGTTCTGGAAAGTGATGTCGTTGAACGAAAGCATATCGGCCTTCGCACGACCCTGCTGGGTGGCGAAGCCGAGGTTCTTTGCGGCCTGTAGGTCGCTTTCGGTAGCCATCACCTTGTTGCCGGACTGGTCGCCTGCAAGGTTTGCTCCGACAGCCTCTACAGGCTTACGGACATCAGCAACGGCAGCATCAGCAGCGGCGGCGCGTTCAGCCGCAGCTTCCTTCATTCCCTGCTCCGTAGCACCACGACCGGACTTGGAAAGAGACTCATCGACTACGGCTGCGGCCTGGTCTTGGAATCCTTTCTGGCGGATGCTTTCGGCGATACGCGCACCTTCCATGGCCTTGGCAGCACGACGTGCGCCGGCGGCCTGGGCGGCAGATCCTGCCGCCGTAAGGGAAAGAGCGATGGCAACAGGATTACACATTAACGAAGGGGGACGTTGAGGTTTCGGAAGCTACCAGGGCCGCCGACTTCTTCATAGGTACCGGGGGGGATTCCTAGGATTTCGCCGACCGTAGGGGAACGCTGGATCCGCTGGATGGGCTGCATAGGATAGTACTCCTTGCGCATCATGTGCTGCGGGATGCTATTGATGCTGTCGCTAACGACAGGACCATCAAACTCTTCCTTGGTGATGGGAACAATTTCCATCTCCTTGGGAGGACCGACTTGTCGGATTACCTGTCCGGTGCGAGGGTCAAAGATTTCAGACAAGCTTGAAGCAGCGGCACCAATGTATCGAGGATCGTTTTGACGAGGGTCAAACTGCGGCGAAGCCTGCCCCATGGCGGCACCGGCCTGTGAAGCCGCCATGACCTGTCGAGGATCAAATTGCGGTTTGGAAAGACCCATGCCTGCACCCATTTGTCCGGCCGCAACACCCTGCTGGGGCGTGACAAACTTACTAGGGATTACGCCTGTGGCTTGTGCGCCTGCAATGGCTTCTTGAATTTGAGGAGTACACATAAGATTATTTTCCGACCAACTTGTTTTCCGTAGTCTTCGGAGAACCAAAGCCGAAGAATTCCTTGAAAGGCTTCATACCAGGACCGCCGGAATAATAGCCGGAATTCTGGGCGGCACCAAGAAGTCCGGTAGTGTTGGCGAATAGGTTAGCAACAGGGTTGAAAGCCTGCTGTTGCTCAAGGATGCCGGCGGAACGAAGGGCGTTCTGGGCGGCCATCTCCGGATCGCTGGTCATGTTGACCTGCTGGATAAGGTTGTTGCGCTGGTCTTCGACGGCCTGGCGAGCCTTGGTGGCTTCCGTGGTAGCACCTTCAGCCAGTTGCTGGCGGGCTAGGGCGTTGTCGCGCATCAGCACACCACCCTGTCGGGCGGCTTCGCTGGACTGGTCAAGGCCGGTGCGGGCAAGCGAGAAGGCAAGTTGATCGCTCACCTGCTTGTAAGCGTCGTTTACCTGCGGCGTTGCAAAGTTGCGGTAAGCCTGCGCGCGGTTGTCGTAGAAACTGCGGTCAAACTGACCGAACCTATCGTTGATGTTGCTTACGCCCTGCTTGATGCGAGCCTGGCGTGCAGCTTCGTCAGCGCGAGCCTGGGCTGCACCACCGTCACCGCCTCCTCCACCGAAGCACATTAGGAGATGACCCTCCCGGTCTTGTTAGAATTGTTCATGTTGATATTAGGTGCTTGGTATCCGTTTTGCATCCCCTTCGCCATAGCCATGGCAACCATTCCTCGTCCAGCAGGGTTGGAATTATTGCCCCAATATTTACCAGGGGGAAGTTCTTGTGCCTGCCGAGTAATGCCATCGTCACCTCTAGGAGACATGAATTCGTTAGTCTTCATGGCTGCGCTACGCGCACGGCCTTCCTCCATCATTTCTTTGAGCATCCCAAATGGCTTACTAGCCCCTACTGTGACTGGCGTACACATCTTCAAATCGATTGTGTCCCTGCCGGCGGCTTTGTCCAGCAATACAGGTAGAACGCCTCGCCGGCCTTGCCGTAATTGGATACTTCACACTCCTTGACCGCGCCGAGCAGCTCAAGCCATCGGTGGGCGACGTCGTGGTTGTGGATGCTCCGGCACTCCAGGCGATGCCACCCGGCTGCGTCCAGGGATGGGAAGAATACCTTCCTGGCGAACCGATGGGTAGATAGGGATATCTCGTCGAAGCGATCCGTGGCGAACATCCAGATGGACCATACGCCGTTCCACATAGGCATAGCACCGCAGGCGACGACTGGTTCGCCGTCGTCAGCGTGTAGGATGTAGCCGAAGTCTCCGAGCCGAAGGACGCTGTTGGCGAAAGTCCAAGGGTCGTCTGTCCATTGGGTAGCGTAAATCTCCGCCTTGTCCTTCTCCCTCATGTTATGGACGATGTGCTGTACCGCTTCCGGGTACAGTTCAGTCGCTTTCATTGAAGTCGAAGTGGGTGATGAGATTGGCAATCCTGGCGTAGCCGGCAGACTGGTTGACCATACGTACGCCGACGTGCGTACCCATACCGCTGGCCTGGATACGGCCAAGGGTGAAAGTAGGCTGGCTGACCGTAGCAATCAGATCGCGGGCGTTAGGGCTGATAGGATCCATTCCAATCTCGACCGACCACTCGCCTTCACATGTCATATCAAGACCCATGAGTGTCTTCATGTGCGCCGGCTTGCCGCCGTCTAGGTAAGGCAAGATGACTTCGACTTCGTCGCTGTCATATGTATCTCCGTTCAATCCTCCGTAGATGTAGACGATATTTCCTTCCTTGGCGTACACCTTCCCATCCTTGGTGGTGAAATCCGTAAAGGTATGTCCAGGTTCGTAGGTAGACCAGGCCGCAACCTGGCTGCTAGGGAAGTACGAGTAGACGTAAATCTTATCTGCAATCGCCACCCAGTATCGTCCGTCGATAGGTTCGATCACGGCAGGGCAGGAAGCCTTCTGGTCGAAGGTCATTCCGCTGATTTCATTCAAGATAAGGTTGTCGATAGGCGTACCTACGTCATTGACTACGGCCGCGTTAGAGCTGTCTCGCGCGCGAAGGGAGCGTACGCCGGAGTCGGAAAGGTAGAAGACGTCTAGGTCGCCGACAGACACGACGCTGCGAGGACCGAAAGCACCTGTATTTGACAGCACCTGGCCTTGGCGGTTGTTAGCAGGATCGGTGTCAATGCTCCAGATTTGCACCGTACGACGGCTAAAGGCCGCCAGGTTGCCTTGGTACAGGGAAACAGCCGTGATGACTTCATTGCCACCGGAGCTGTTGGACATGTTGATAAAGCCTGCGCCGACTCCATCCTGTCCCCACTTCTTCGGGTTATTGACTCCAGAGAAGAACAGGCTGGAGCCGCTTCCGACGTGAGCCTTGGTCTTGTAGGTTAGGGCTGACGTAGGGACGGTGTCGGTAACGCGAGTAGCTCCGAAGTAAACAGGGTTTGAAGAATCCAAAGCCTTGGTGGCAATCAGAGTAACACTCTTGTCGGCGGTGAACGTAGCACCTCCTCCGATGCTGAATCGTACGCGCTTTCGTACTCCAGGGATTGCGTCAGCCCCTCCGGTAAAGGATGAGTATCCTGCGGAACCAATGTTACCGACTACCTTCAGTTCGATTACTCGTCCGTTCTGGTCAGCACCTGTGTTTACGGAAGTAAGCGTGACCTTGTCGTTAGCATAGGACGCGGTATATTCCGGGGAGGAATTAAACGTATTGATCTTATCGACGATTTTCAGCATCGTCTGCGAGTGCGAAACACTCCACTTAACAGGAGAACCAAGCACATCGACGCCGTCCACAAGAACCTGGCTGACGGCATTTGTTACGCCGCCGGCCATAGATGCGAACTTGGCCGTCCATCGACCGGCATTGAATCCGCTTGGCGCGATAGTGCTGACGTCGATCAACTGGCTGATACCAGGAACCAATGAAGGGTCGGCTGCGAATTCAATTTCGATATCCTTGCCGTTATTGGCGGCATGATCGTCAAAGTATTCTCCGCTGGTGTTTGGTACGAAAAGCTGGATGTATCCGATAGCAGGCTGTCGTCGCGGATAAGCGTATGTGGCAATCGAAGCTCCTACAGGAGTGTCAGCCAGTCCGTCTCGGTTACGCTTAAAATTAGTAAGGAAGTAATTGATTCTATCAACAAGTCCTGTGGACGTATTGGCAAATCCTGTGGCGTCAAATCCAGTCCAGCCGCCTGGTTCTTCGATGCCTTCCTGCTCATCGAAGTAGATGTTCATAATCTTCGCAGCACCAAGCGCGCCGACGTACTGAAGAGCGCGGGTAGCCGAAGCCGGCGTACCAAGCGTACCGCTGGTGATAGAGAAACCACCCGATGCTTTCTTCGGTGCGGTACCGGCTTTAAATTCCGTGATGGTTGAAGTGGATACGGATACGCCTTGGTCAGCCGTGAACGACGGCGTGAAGTCGACGTCAGCAGGCGCAATCAGATCAACCCAGCTGTTGCCTCCGGCAAGAATGTTAGAGTTGTCTGAATCCCATCCAGTAGTGGAAAGTCCGTACGTCCCACCACGAATCTGCCAAGCCAGGGTGGCGCAGAAAACATCCCAGGGATTGGACGCATTGGTCATCCATTGGCGGGTCTTTCCGACATAGAAGTCCGGAATAAACTCTCCATCGAAATATGGGATGACTTCTCCAGTACTCCACCTCGCCAAGACGAAGGTCTTACCTCCGTAAAGAGTGCTATAGACGATGCCGTCTAGCGTAGGACGCTCGATAGGAATAGACCAAAGCGTGACGCTAGGATGAGCCAGATATCGTACGAAAAGACCATTAGACCCAAGCGGAAGTTCATTGGATTGGGTGTTTGATGCCCATCCGTCCGTGAACGTATAGATCTTGTCTGCCGTAGCCTGTAGGCCGTGCAACGGACGATTGAAGATATGGTCGTTGAGGGGGTTGATTTCCTCGAAAGTCTTACGCTTCTCAATCTCACCGCCACGCGAAACGTGGGCGTTCTTCAAAGTCTGAAGCGTACCAGGCCGTGCGGTCAGCGGATGCCGGCGCGTGTCGAGGCCGGCTGAAAAGTTCTCGACGACGATATATGCCATAAATTACACCCGGTCGCTGGGAGTGATACGCGCGCCGTTCAAGAAACTGCCTTCGTTGGAAGGGAAACCTCCGCCGAGCGTGAACATGTCGTTCTTGATTCCCTGTCCCTTTAGCTTGGTGAACAGTTCTGTGGCCGCACTCATCTTGCCCTGGGCGTCGTCAGACTTCGCGCGGGCCAGCATCTCGGCGGCGGCGAACAGGACGATTAGGTTGTCATCGAGCAAGGCGACGTCGGATTCGTTGACCATCTTCGGCAGCTTCTTGATCGCACGAAAACGCACGACGCATTCGTTGCTCGACGGCATCGGCCAGACTTCAAACTGGTTGCCTTCGTAGTGCGACCATCGGGTGGGCGGGTCTTCCTTTTCGCCTTCTTCCGGGTCGCTGGAGTTGTACTGCTCCGGACCGATGCCGTAGGCAAGGGGACGCCAAGACGATGAGTACTTGATGTTAGCCTCCGTGATTCGACCGAAGTCGATCTCTGGGTCGAAAGCGTAGTACCGCTCTCCGTTTACCATCTGCTCGTCTCGCTCGATATATGCGAAGGGCCAGTCGAACTTTTCCCATAGCCAGGATTGAGTACGATTCAGAATCTGCTTCAACGCGGGAAGGGAGTTAACTCCCATCGCCACGTTGGTCGAGGCACCGATCTCTGCCCGCAGGGCATCGACCAGCGCGGAAAGCTGGGTGCCGCGAGCCATCGGTTACTTCTTCTTGGAGGTTTCTTCCGGCACTTCGACGCCGATTTCGGCGAGAGAGGTGGGGAGCTTGGACGTGACGCCAGGGAAAAGCTTGGCGATGACTTCGTCGTTGTAGAACTTACCAAGACGATCACGCTCGACGGCCTGTTCGACAGGAGCGGTGCGGGACTTCTTGATGTTCACGACAGCGTCATGGCCGTGGATGGCCTTGAGGATGGCGATTTCTGGGGCGGAGACTTCTTTGAGAACGGTGTTCTCAAGGGAGCCGGCGAGTCGGATTTCAACGTTGGCGTATTCCATCCATACATCGTGCCACGGCTTGATCCTGTTGCAAGCAAAAGGGGGTGGCTTCCGTTAGGAAACCACCCCCGAGGGGAGTCTACAGACTACCGATTAGACGACTTCGTAGACGGCAGAGCCGCTGAAGTGCTTGGCGGTCAGACCACCGGTCCAGGTCATGGCGCGGTACAGAACGTACTGGTCAT